GCCACGCTTATTGATCGATGAGTAACAGTCATCTTAAGCCTCCAAGTAGAGAAGAGTGAAGGGGAGGATCAGCAGCACCGCGCCGCCCTGATCGTTGGTGGGGTCAATGGGCTCGACCGTTGGCGCGCTCGGGATTACTGAGACGATGCCAGTGGTAGCGAGGTCATAGTCAGGACCCTTGAGCTTGACTAGTAGGCTCTCGGCATCCTCTGCGATCATGCGCTGTAGATAGAGCTGGTCATGTGGCACGTCATAGCGCACATTGAGATTGATGGTCGCTCGGCGTCTACCTGATAGCCCTGCAGCTCCATCGTCTTCTGTGAACCCGCTCACCTCAAGGGTAAAGTAGCGCGTAGAGTGTGAGCGCTGAGAGAGGGGTGTCACCATGCCACCTGCGCGACCATGAGCAACGAAGCCATGATGGGTGTCGCGCTTTGGATTGATCGACATGAGCTTGGTCTCAAGGTGCGTTAACGCCGCCGCGATTCCCTGACTCATTGAATCTTTCTCCTGAGCTCAAGCGCTACCGCCTCAGTGATGGTCTCAACGTCCTGAGAGGTGAGCCCTAAGAACTCACGATCCTCATTCACATAGTATCCATAACCTGCATGACGCGTGAGCCCGATGGTGAAGCCTTTGGCGGTTGCCTCTTTGACTACTAGGTTATTCATCATGTTCCCTGATAGGGTGAGGTCAACTTCAGCGGTGCCTGCTAGTGTGGCGCGTCTGCGTGAGTCGTGCTTGTACTGCCTGTAGCCACCTTCATAATAGACTGATTTGCCGCTCGGTGTAGGCTCACCACCCTTAGGCGCAAGTCGAGCGCCACGCTTGGCAACATAAATGGGCTCTGTTGAATAGCCCTTAAATGGTTGGCCGTTGGCGTCAATCCCCCTGGTGGTTCTGATCTTAACAGCCGCCAGTGTATCACTAGCCAACCGCGCAGAGTCGCGAGCTGTCCACAGACTAGCAGGCAGATTGAGATTGACCTTAGTGGGCATTAGTGACGCATCCCACGCGCCGGTGTAAACCGGCTGTCATTTGCTGACTTGGTGTAGGTCTTCCAAGACGCCCTGAAATCTGTGGCGCTACCGCCTGAGCGTCTCAGGTTGCTCTCTCCCTCATCGATCTCACCATCACCATCTAGGTCGATTGTGACAGACCTGAGCGCAACGTCTAGGAGCTCCTGACAACGCTCTCTCATGGCGCTAGCCACATCGAGTTGTAGCGTTGCTTCATAGACTAGAGCCGCTGAGCAGTAAGCGTGAGCGCTGACAAATGACCCTTGATTGAATACGTCATCTTCAGTCGCACCATCTGCTAAGACGTGGTCACGAACTGCGAGAATGATCTCATCGAGCGCGGCGCTGATCTGTGGCGCTAGGTCGCTCTGTCGGCGTGGCACCATGTCAGCGAGCTGTGGGAATCGGTCAACGAGCTGATCATGGTCTAGGCCGGTGTTGAATGGTCGAGGCGTAATCTTGAGGATGCCGCTCTCAGTCTGAGGAGATCCGAGATTATCGGTGTATGTCAGCGTGTAGGGATAAGAGCCGGTGACCGCCTTGGCGCTCGGGATGTCCACATAAGCAGACGCAAAGCCTAGAGTGGCTGCAGAGGTGAGGTCGAGCTCACGTGGCAGAGGCTCGGCTAAGATCGCAGTGGTGCCACCGAGCCGAGTGACCTTAACCGCATAGTAGGTATCACGTGTGGTCCTGAGAAATGCTCTGACCTCATCGCGCTCTAGTGTGGTGCTCACGCTAGACGTGAGTGTGAGTGTGCGCCGATCATCAGCCACAGCGCTCACTGAGACATCGTCTCTGAGGTTGGTGAGCGCGCTGGTGAATGGTGCGGTGAACCCTACTGTGAGCTCAGCGTCTCCAGCGTGAGGCGTGCGAGGGTGCCACACAAAGTGGATAGTCTCACCTGTAACTGCTTTTCTCATCGCTTGCCCTTCGCGTTTGCTCGGTTGATGTCTGCGGTGGTGGCCTCATCGAGATCAGCCGATTGAATGAATCCCTGACTTACAGGGCTCCATGTATGTCTACAGTTATAGCCGCCACATGATGTCATCACGTTGAGCCCCTGCCCATTGTTGAGCTTGCGCATCTGCTCGCCTGATACGACCTTGCCCACCAGCGCTTTGCAGAATGGACGTGTTAAGCCGTCGAGCGGTCCGGTGTAAAGATAGTGGTCGAGATCAGCCGCCGCAGCTGCTGCCGCTGTGATTGATCGACCGTATTGACTAATCCTAGTCTTGACCTCTGTGAGCTGTCGGCCCTCAGAACGCTTTAAGCGCTCCTCGAGCTCACTCATGACGATGTCGACAGGCACCTCTAAAGATAAAGAGGTGAGCGCCGCTCTGATCGCGCTTTGGGTATCAGGTAGGATTACATCTTCAAATACTGCTGTCACAGCCTGAGCTTGGATCTGCTCTAACTGTGGCATAGCGTCAAATGAGAAATCAGGCTCTATCACCGCGAACGCCCTCTCAACTGCTTCGCGAATCTTGGCTTGACTCTCAATATATTCATCAACAGCGAGCCCCATTCCTGCTCTCAGAATAAAGTCTAAAAGCTGCTCATTGTCGAATGATAGCAGTAGCTCTGCATCGTTAGAGACGCTAGCTAGCTGCAGAAGCGTGACGAGCTCACGCCGAGAAGCAGAGAGAGCGCGCTCGAATGATCGCTCAGCGCTGATCTCTGCCTTTAATTGATCGCGTCTAGCTCTGATGAGTTTGGCTTGATCACCGCTCAAACTCTTAGCCTGCTGTGTCAGGTCATCGACCGCTCTCTTGTCAGCGTCCTCTGAGAGCGTCACATGCTCACCAGACTCAAACCGCTCAACGAGAGAATCGAGCAGCCCTAGATCATCTAGGAGCTGAAAGTCTAACAAGTTGGCTTTATTCAGGGCTAGATTCATGAGGTCGCCTCTTAGGTCAAGCAGTCCGTGACGACGTGCCCAAGCGTTGAGTCGATCGCCTTGAACTGATTCACCTCTTCAGCGTAGACGTAGCGGCGCGTTTTGTCGAGAGAGTCATACTGACCGGCCACCATGTTTCCGAATTGGAAGTTAAGAGCTGCTACAGGCATACCCTTTACGTTGCCGCTCTTTTGTACGATTGCATCAGAGCCGCGAAGGATACCCATGAAGATGGTCTCATTATTCCAGATGTAGCTCTCTGAGCTAGCAGCACCTGGGACAGCAGTATCTTGACGAGCCTGACCAACGAGGATGTTCGGGATACCGAGGATATCACGAAGCACAGCCAAGACCGCCTCATCGTTCAAGATGCGGTTACCTGATGCGAGGTTGTTCGTGGTGGTCCCGAGATATCCACGAATCTCAGGGTTACGAGCGAGCTCACGGAACACCTTACGACCGAAGATGAGTGAGTCTGGGTTGATGCCGTGTGCCTTCTCAAAGACGGTGTCCTTGAGCTCGTGGAGGAACGTGAGTGGCTCAGCGCCTGCAGCATCAAACTTGGTCGCAGGTGATGAAGTCTCAAACGCAGTCGAGTCAAAGAGGATATCAGCCGCGCGCTTCTCACGTGCGAGCTTCATGACGCGAGCCACCTTCTTGGCGATGCGCTGCTCCTCAGAACCGGGGTACTGAGAATCAAAGATGTCCTCCATCGCGATGCTGTCTTGAGCCGCGTAGATCTTCGCCTTGAAGGTCTGTGAGCTACGATCAAAGCCACCGATGGAAGCGCGTGAAGAACCAGGAGCGCGCTCAAGGTCGAGCCCTGCGCCTGCGCCCATAAAGTTTCGCGTCTCCTCGAGGAGGAGTGTGCCAGAGCGCTCAGGGACCGTGATGGTTTCCATGCACTTATCAGCGATGAGTTGGTCATCAGATGGAACCGCCTCAACGACAAGGCTGGTTAGAATCTGATCTACTGGATGAAGATTACTGTATGAACTAGCCATGATTACTTACTCCTTAAGCGAGCACGATAGAGGGGCCGAAGAAGTACACAAAGAACTCCTCACCTGCGCCTGCTGTGCTCTTTTGATTGATGTTGGGGAGAGCGCGAGCGACAGGGTAATTGCTTGAGGTAACAGCCACGAGCTCACCGTCATCAGCCGCCATGAGTAGCGGATTGGTTGCAAATGTGATGCCTGCGCCTGCCTTTACGCGCGTGATACCTGCGACGATAATCTCAACAACCTCGCCTGCAGCTGCTCCACGCTGAGCCACTCCAAGGATACCGTCATCATCTCCACCAGTCGGGAGGGCAGCTTTGCCGTCTGCATTGAGAGCCACAACGGAATAAGCGGTGATCGCCTCAGCCGCTACCATAGTGATAATGTTGTCTGTGTTAGCCATGATCAGCCTCCAAACGCTTGATTATAATAGTCAGGGTTCTGAGCGCGGAACTGAACCAACGCCTCAGAGTATGTGATTGATTTCTCA